TCGCAAAGCTTTGGGGTTCTAAAATATCTCGTAAAAGATCGTAATGCTTATCGCAAAAACTTGCAGTGGGAGCGTGAGCTATATCTACTAAAACAATAAATAAGGAAACAAACAATACAATAATAACTGTTTTCATTTAATGATAATCTCCGTAACTTCCGTAACCCAGCTTTTTGGTATGACGTTTACGTTACCTATGTCGAGACCATCTTCATCTTCATTATAATCAGCAAATAAAATTAATTTCTTACTGTTCTCAAACAATAAATACCCAATCGAATGGCAAGTCGCAGCTTCTAATTTTATACCTTTTCTTTCTGACATCCAATTTGAATCAGAAATCGCATCAATCCAGGTAACCTGAACCAATTTATAGTTAAAAATTTTACCAGGTACCTTTTTCTTTTTCATAAATTTTGTGCAATTTCTTTCCATCCCAATAATATCCAGCAAATTCTCTTTTTTTGGGTGTAGGTTTTTTCTTTTTATTCATAAAAGCTTGCAGCCGTAACTTGGCCGTTAGTTATTTTTTTAATAATTTTCATCCAATTAGATCGTGGAACTCTTTGACCCTTGCACCATCGCAAAACGGTTCCAGCGGTAGAAACACCCTTAATACCAATTAAATCAGCAAGTTTTTGATAGGTTAGTTTCTTTTCTTTTCTATATTTTTCTAGTGTCATAATGCCCGAATAATGGCATATTTCCTTATCGGCAAGTTGTATTACAGACCGTTTTGTTAATATCTTGGCAATCTAAGGTAGTTAATAAAACAAATAAGTTAAGCTATTGACTTAGATTGTTTATAGACATACCTTGCCAAAATGGTAAATAAAGTTCCCAATTTAACTGTTGTTGATTCAAACACTAGCAATTTGCAAATGGCATATTTAAAACAAAAAATAACTGAACTTGGATTAAGCCAAAAAGAATTAGCAAAAAAATTAAAGAAAAATCCAGTTACAATTACTAGATGGGTTAACGGTACTAGAGATATATCAGCTGCCAATGCTATTGAAATTGCAAATCTTTTAAAATGCGAGCCAGCAGATATATTATTTCCTCCAAAAAAAAAACAAACTATTCTTTTACAATATTACACAGACAATTCTAATATGCTTCACTCTTTATTAAAAAAAGATAAATCTTTTTCCAAAGAAATAAAAGTGCCTAAGAGTTTATATACAGACGAAACAATTGCAGTGGTTATGCACGCTCCTAGTAAACAATTTCATAACTATATTTATTTATTTGAAAGAGCAAGTAACCATAATTTTTTAGGTTTTTCAGAAGATGCAGTTGGCCAGTGTTGTTTTGTAACTTCTAAGAAAAAAAATAGAAAAAACTATTTTGAGGATTGTATTGCAATCGTACAACCTAACACGCAAAATCCTGATAATTTGGATTTAATCCACCCTAGATCAAATAAACCTATTTCTGATAATACAATTAATATTCCTATCGAGCATTTTGAAATCGCAGCTCCTAGAAAAGCAATGTATAAAGAAAAATATTTAATAAACACACCTTCAGTTCCTTTTGAATTACCTTCCGAATATTTTTTAAATAAATAAACAACCCTAAGTAGCCAATGAAGTCTAAGATTGATACCTCTTTGGTATTTGACTTGCCAATAATGTTTAGTTTGTGTTTAAATTGTTCCTATAAAGTATTTTATTTGTTTTATGGAAACAGAAAGAAAATTAGATAATAATTCTGACGCTTTTTTAGAAAGCATTAAAGAACTTCCAAGCTGGGTAGAAGCTTATAAATTAAATCACTGGTCGCCAAGCCAACTAACTTCTAGCGATGATATGTGGGGTTATAAATATTTATATCTTACGCAAGAACAACGTAGAAAACTGCCAGGCAATTCTAAAATGTTTGCGGGTGTTTGTTTAGGAAATATGGCTATTGCAAAATTTGCTAATTTTTTATGGATGAACGAAGTAGGCAAAGGATTAGTTAAAAAAGAATTACCACCTGAAAGAAAAATTTTTGAAAAGGTTTTAGATAAATTTAATCTATATGAACCAGTCAATGAAAAAGACGCAGAAGATTATGCCGTTATAAAAAAAGGTTTAGCAATTGCTTTTGAGACTTTAAAAAAAGGAATTAGATCAATAGAATTATCAAACCCTGTTGAGTGTGAACGATGCGTGTCTATGTATTTGGATGGCTGCACTATTCCTACGATTGGTCGTATCGATATGGAAGATTCGGACAATATAATAGAGATGAAAACCAAATGGCGAAGACGTGGAAGACCTAGAAAAGATGGAACGTGTAATTATGCACTTCCAAAACTACAAGAAGACTATTTGGGTTTTGAAGATCATTTAAGTCAATTAGCTTTTTATTATTTTGCAAACAATGAAAAAAAGAAACCTCATTTATTTGTAATGCACGAAGAAGATTACAAAGTTTTTACATCAGAAAATTGCGAAGAATTAAAACCAGAAAATTTAAAAAAACATTTACATAGATTAACTTTAGTAGCGCAAAGAAGAGAGCGTTTACTCAATAACCATCAAGGAAAAGATACTTGGTATCAAGACGTAGTTCCTAACTTTAAGCATTTTTTTTGGCAAGGCATGGGAGAGCATAAAGAAATTGCAATGAAACTATGGGGATTAACATGAGATTTTTAAAAGAAGATCGCAGCGTTTTAGATATGCAGCCATTGCTGTTGAAAAAAAAATATTTAGCGAAGAAAAAAACAAAGGTAAGTACCTCTACCTTGTTGAAGATTATTTTAATGATTATAATCGTTATGTTCTTTGCTAAATTTAGCCAGGGAACTTATGCAGTAATGTATGAGCAAGGTTTTGGATTATGCAGTAACTCTTTCCTTGCATTAACCCCTGGCACCCTATCATAAATGACTAACGTAATTAATCTTAATGCTATTGAAAATTATTTAGAAAAATTAAAAGCTAATGGTGGTATGTGGGAAATTGGCAAAGGCAAGTATGCTATTAAGCATTTAGAATTAGAAAAATTAGCTACCCTTTACAATGTTGAAACCAATATAGATTTAATTCATTGCAACTTAGAAAAAAATTGTGCTGTAGTAAAAGCGATTGCAAATTATAATGCTAAAAGTTATTTTTCTTTTGGAGAAGTTTCCCCAGACAATAATGATTTCCCCTACCCTGTAGCAGTGGCAGAAAAAAGAGCTGTCGATAGAGTTATTTTAAAAGCATTAGGAATACATGGAACCGTCTATTCAGACCAAGAACTTTCAACAAAAAAAACTACGGTAAATGAAAACGAAGGTATCAGTTTAGAGCATGGAGATATTATATTACAAAAAATTAAAGTGTGTAGCCATCAAGCAAATTTGGATGAATTAAAAAGTAAAAATAAAAACTATTTAATTCAATTACAAAAACAGAATTTAAAAAGGTTTGAACAAATTAAAAAAGCCTTTTTAGATAGAAACCAGCAATTCATAGGAGGATAATTATATGGCTGATTTTAAAAGTAACAAACCAAAAGACCCAAACTGGATGTGTACATTTGGTTTGAAAAGAAACGCAGACAAAATACCAGGAGACGAAGCAACTAAAAATAGACCTGATTTAGTTTTATCGGATTCTGAAAAAGTGAACGTCAAAACTGGCAAACATTATCGAAAGAATTTTACTATTGATGGTGTATGGTGTGAAGCTTCTGCTTATATCCAGGAAGATAAATCACTTAAAATAACTATTAAAAAAACCAGCAACACAGGTGGTGCTATCAACATTCCATCTAAGCCTGTTGATGAAGAAATACCCTTTTAATACTTATGCAACAATATGGTTTAACTTTGAAACAATTGGAATGTTATAATTTCATAAAAAACTATATTGCAAAAAAAATCATATCGCCTTCTTACAACGAGATTAAGGAGGCGGTAGGTTTACAATCTAAAAGTTCTGTTAACGCTTACATAAAAAATTTAGAAGAACGAGGGTATGTAAAAAGAATACCTGGCAAAGCAAGAAGTTTAGTTTTAATAAAATGACCCAATTTAGTCCAGATCCCAATACTAACGAACTTATTTCAAGAATTTTAAGCAGAGACAAAGAAGGTTTGGAACGATTTAAAGTTACCATGCGAGATAAGCAAAAAGCCGATCCTACAAATGCTAAATATTGGTTGCAAGAAGCGTTGGAGGAAGGTATAGATTTAGTTCGTTATCTCATAGAAGCTATACATTCTTATAATACTCTTTTAGAAAATCACAAAACATTACAAAAAAAATACAATGACTTAAAAGAAAGTTATGATTTTATGAAGCATATATGAGTAAGAA